GCGCTTGTGGCGCTGTCCCATTCTACTTCAAAATAGCCCCCCACTCTACATCTACAGGGCATCAATACAAATATTATTCTACAGCTCTAGGCTTCTTGCCGAACCCACCATCAAACTTAGCTGTCTTAATGCTGTGGCAAGTCTTACAGAGAGCTTGTAGATTATCTGCATCCCAAAACTTATCCTTATCTCCCTGATGAGGAACTATATGATCCACCTCTTGAGTAGGAGTTAGGATTCCTTTAGCTAGGCAATGAATACACAATGGATGCTCTTTGACATAGCGATCCCTGAACTTGCGCCAATCCCAGTTATAGAGCTTAGTGAACTCTGACTGATGGTTATTCTTTCTTGCCTTCTCCCTTAGCTCCATGATCTTTAGATGAGCAGGGCAATACTTAGGCTGCTCTATTGTTCTTTGACATCCAGCATAGCAACAAATACTTTTAGGTCTTAGGCTCATATGTAGATTATCCCATAAGTCCTTGATTACTTTTAAGATTCATAACTTAGTAGTATTATTCTAGAAATCTCTTACACCAAGGATATATATGCACCAATCCAATGAAGCGGATAAGAAGTTCATTGAAGCATGGAAGCGATTAGGATCTCCTACATTAGTTGCAAAAGAATTAGGCATGAATCCTAGAAGCGCACTTAACAGAAGGGCTAGTCTAGAGATCCGCTATGACATTAAGCTAGAAACTCATAGCTCATTAAGAGATAATCCTAAGCCCAAAAAGATTGAGCAAACTCCGCATAATGTTCGCAGGGGAATAGATGTAGATAAAGTTAAGAGAGTGATTGTTTTCTCTGATGCTCACTTCACAGATACAACTACTACAGCATTCAAGGCATTGCTCTTAATGATTGATACCTTTAAGCCTGAAGTAATCATCTGCAATGGGGATGCCTTTGATGGGCAAGTCCTTAGTAGATTCCCTTCTATTAACTATGACCAAAAGCCTACAGTTCTTGAGGAGTTGAATAGCTGTAGATGGCACTTAGATGAGATAGCCAAGCATAAGCCTGCAGGATGCGAATTGATTTGGACTTTAGGCAACCATGATATGCGCTATGAATCTTGGTTAGTTAATAAAGTTCCTGAGTATTCAGGTGTAGATGGTTTTAGTTTGAAGTATCACTTCCCTGAATGGAAAACTTGCTGGTCTTATTGGATCGGAGAAGAAACAATCATTAAGCACCGCTATAAGGGCGGAAGAACTGCAGGCTACTCCAACCTTACTGCAGCAGGCAATACAAACATCATTACAGGGCATACCCATGTTCTATGCGCATCTCCCATAACTAACTACCAAGGAACTTTTTGGGGGGTACAAACTGGATGCCTAGCTGATCCTATGAGTGCTACCTTTGAATACTGTGAAGATAGCCCTAAAGATTGGCGATCAGGCTTTGTAATGCTTTCCTTTGACCAAGGGCGGATGCTTATGCCTGAGTTGATTATGGTTTCAGATGAGCAAAATGGAGAGTTTGAATTCAGGGGATGTATTAACAGGGTATAGCAATGACTACTATTGTTGGCGATTGGATTAATAGAAAGCTAGTAGCAGATAGCCAGTTCTCAGATGATGATGCTGGTATCAAATACTTTGAGGATAAGATATTCCCTATAGATGGCGGATTCCTAGGAGTTGCAGGGAATTATGTAGATGCTGAGAAGGTAATAGATTTTCTCAACAAAAAGACTAAGACTAAGCCTAAGCTCAAATCTGATAGCTCCTTCCTAAAGCTAACTAATGAAGGGCTATTCTCCTGTGGAGATGATCTTGAATGGGAAAGAGTGCGCACATTTATGGCTATTGGCTCAGGATCTATGGCAGCAGAAGTTTGCATGAGAATGGGGCTTACTGCTGAGGAAGCTGTTAAATGGGCTTGTGATGTAGATTTAAAGAGCCATGAGCCTATTAAGACTTACTCTCTTTAACTCTCTTAGCAATCTCTCTTTCTAAATACCATTTAGCTTTTAAGAGATCCTCAATAGCATCCTTCTTGAGATCGCAGCGCCAAATATATTTAATTGCATTGCCTAGGTTAAATCCCATATGCTCTGTAATCTGAATGCACTCAATCCCTGATGGATGATCTGTATAGTGCTTTGGATGGTTTACTGCATCATTCATAGTAGATCCTCTAATGTTATGCCTTTTTTCATTAAGGCTATGCGAACTTTCTTTATTGCTATAGATAGTATTTCTGCTATGCGTTGATGGCTTACTCCTTCATGCTCTGCTATCTCAGCTAATGTCATAGGCTCATTCATTTATTCATATCCTTTTCATATAGCATCTTTTGTAGAACCACAAGCTCTAAAGTCATATTCTTAAAGCTAGGTATGTAAATATCCTTCTTCAAATAGCTTGGCAATAGTTCTCCTGTGGGCTTCTTCCCACAATTCCACTCTCTCCATTTTGCTGAGTGATCTACCTTGATCGAGTTCTGAGTGGCACTTAAAGCATAAACTTGCGATTCTGTAATCATGCGCTTTGATTCCTTTTCCTTTTCCATCTCTTAATTGATTTGAGTGAGCAGCTACTACAGTTCCATCTTCTATACCGCAATTCTGACATGGGAATTTTCTAGCAAACTCTAATAACTTTTTATTCCTATACATCATTTAAAGCCTATCCAAATAGAAAATATGATAGCAGCCATAATATATATCCCAATCCAGTAAGGCAGATCACTCATTGTTCTTGTGCTTTTCTTAGTATTTCGGCAATATATTCTCTAGCATCATCTCCAGCTTGTGCTGGACTTACAAAGCCATGCCTATGAGCTGATCTTGAGCATGAATCCATTGACCCCCTTTTAAACAATTCTTTTCTAAAAGCATTATTTTCAAAACTCAACTCAACTATTCTATTTGCTTGCTGTAAAAGCATATTAAGTGCTTGTCTTATAGGTGTGTTTCCTTGTCCTGAATTTTTATCTAATAAATCAATTAATTCTTTAAAGTTCATATTTTCATTAATATTCATTGCATTGCTCTATCTATTGATCTGTTATTGGCGGATTCTGTGCGATAAATCTCAATAGTTGCTTGAGCTGAGATCAACTGCCATTTAAGGGTTTCTTCCAGCTCTATAGCTTCTTTGATGCCTAACAAGATATTAATATAGTCCTGATGCCCTTTGGCATACATCTCTTTGCCTGTCATAGTAGATTCTGTAGATTCAGCCATGAGTAATGCGAGCTTAGTCTTTAGGAAGTGTTCTAGATAAGTCCTATCTGCCTTTGCTTTCCCATAGATTGCGCCTTGCCTGAAGATGAACTTCCTTGCTTCTGTGGCTGCTGCTTCTGTAGTTTCCATAATCTTGTAATTTCTTCCTCTAAGTAAACTCTTGCTTCCCATCCTCTTTTATCAGCCACTAAAGCTAAATGCTTGCGCCTTTTGTCTAATGACCAAGTAAGGATCTCTCTTGCTTCACACTCTCTGCGCCATTCCTCAGAATAAGTATCTATCATGCTGCCTGTTTATTAATAAAAGCATGAATTCTCTGCCTAAACTGTGCATAGGATTCACCAGCGCTAGGGTTTAAGCCGAGTTCTCTGCCTTTGGCTATGGTTAGTTCATCTGTAGAATACCAAGGGATTTGGGGCTTCTTAATCTCTTTTGGAGTTAGATCAAGTTCATCCTCAAATCTGTAGCCATTGATCCAAGTAGCAGGATAAGGAATGAACTCCTTTTCTGTATTCTTGAGCTGCCAGTATTTAATATGATTAGGCAGCGCTTCCATAGCCTGCTCTTGTTCATCATCTGATAGCTTGTTCCATGCTTTTTCAGCATCTTTGCGAGCCATCTTCTTAGGATAAAGTTGATACCAATCAATGAATTTTGCCATTTTGTGTAAGTTTGTTTTTTAGTTTTTCAAAAATTAATTGTGATTTAAGTAGCTGGTTTTGATCTGCGAGCTTTACCAATAGATTAGCTGCTTCTATAAAAACAATTTCATCTAGTGGCACATATGGCTCACACTCATTAACTAACTTCTCTGCCAGTTTGTATGCTTCTGCAATCATGCCATTATCCATTTTGAGATTTGTAGTCCTATGTAAGTTCCTATGCCAATCATATAAAGAATAACAGCTACAAACTCTACAAGCATCAAAGGCACATCTCTTTGAATAAAGCCTGCCAAAGTCCATAGTGCGCTACCAATGAAGCTAAGGAATAGATTTAATGGATAGATATTAAAGCTAGTCAAAGCAATACCAAGTAAGCAAAGGATAGTTCCAGCCCATTTAATTAGTTCCATTAGCTTAGTAGATCCTGTGCTGTGATTCCTTTTTCAGCCATGATCTTCCTTAGTTTTTCTATTGCTCGCTTTTCTACAGAAAAAATAGTTTTCTCATTCAAAAACATCTTTTCAGCTACCTCTGCTCCTGACATTTCATAGTCAAAGTAGCCCATCTTAAAATTATTTGATTCCATGATGCTCCTCTATCTCTTTAACAATTAATGCGAACTCTCCAGCGCCAATCAGATCACTCCATCCTTTATGCAACTTCATTACCTGATTAGCATTCATTGGCTGTAAATCTTCAAACCAGTTAAACCATCCTAAAAATGGAATAGGCTCAAGCATTTTTTCTTTCCCTTCTGAATACAGTTGGATAATCTAGATCAGAGTAATCTTTGCTCCAATCTTTCTGTAGCAATTTTTCTACCTTTTTCTTTCTCTGATGCTGTCTAAATATTTCACCAAGCTCATAGCCTAATTTGTAAGATTTGCTTACTTGCTTAACTGCTGGAGCTGTAGGCACAAGGCTAATTTGTAGATTGATAGTTTGCATATTGTTCCTATTGTTTAGTTGAGTTGATAACTTCTATTGCTGATTGATAACCATGCTTCCAAATAAATTCTAAATCTTCTTGAGTGTATGGCTGCCCATTAGCTTTTAATAAAACTGATGGCGCTTCTTTTACTTTTTTGTATGAGTTGTAAATGATTAATGCTAACTCAGTTGCAATGACTACAAAGTAAGATGCCCACCAAGATCCACTTGCATCTAGCTGCCATAAAACAAAAGCGCCTATGAAATAAATCATAGATCATAAACCTTTGCACTTTTTTGTGTTTTTACTAAAGTGAAATTCTCTGCTGGATAGCGCATCTTTTGACCATTGTTCCATACAGCTAAAACTGTTTCATCATCTATGCCATAGCAGCCTTCCATTGTGTAACCTTCAGCAGTAAACATATATAGCTGTCTTAACTCTGCATAGTTCTTGCCTTTATGCACACAAGCATTATTTGTAAGAATGATCTTACCGCCTGCTTTGTTTGGCATCATTGCAATAGCTTCTGCTTGAGCTTGCTGAGTTGTAAAGATTGCTGCAAAAAATACTAAGATTATTGCTATAAGTTTTGATTCCATTTTTACTCCTTCACAGTTGAACTTCTACAATCATAAAGCATATTTGTAGAACTATGTAGAGTTTATTTCTAGTGGATTACACCTAGATTTTTATGCGCAATTTTTTTTTGGAAAGAATGGATTTTTTTCTGCAGGAGTAAGAGCAGTAACCTCTTTTCCTAGAATGAATGAAATCAAGCAATGCAAAAAGAATTCCACAATAGCATTCAATCATTTTTGGCTTTGGTTTCATCAGTAGATTATATAACTACTAAGTATTAAAAGCATTGTTGCTTTTTGGTGAACACACCTAGCCTACCTAAGTGTGCCTTCAATAGTTGCTTTTCGGAGCCACTACACCCGACAGTCTTTCAAGGAATAGGCACTATCTTCGCCACCTATTTGTGTGCTGTTACATCCTTAACCCCTAGTAGCACTTAACTGTGTATCGCTAGTATGTCGTTAGAGCCCACAATACACAGTAGCAGAAATAGAAAAACCCATAAGGTAACTCTAAGATGGAATTGCTTTATAAAAGACCAGCCAGCCTTTATAAAACACTCAGAGCTACCCTATGGGCTTTGGCTGGTAAATCACTTGCAGATTCCACTCCGCTTTAAAAATTATATATCAGAATTCAAATTCTTTGTAATCATACCTACCATTAGGCTTTTTATACCAGCCAATAACAATAATTCTCCATCCAGCACCAATGATTTCAGGAAGAAACTCAGATTCCTCAATCTTCTTAACCCTAGCACTCATATTGCTTTTGCTAGTGATCTGTATGCCGATTGTTTGCCCTTCTCCTACAGCCAATACATCAAAGATCCCAAAAAGATCCTTTTTCCGCCTAGTAAATGAGTTGTAGCTTTCAACAACTGTGCATTTATAGCCCCTTTCAGTAAATAGGGCTACTGTGCGCTGATTTAAGCTACTCAAAATCTGCCTGTGAGAGTTTGCCTTCAGATGCAGCAATGATGGCGCTATGGTGCTTTTTAGGCACTTTGCCACCCCTCATACCCCAAGCATATACAGAAACATATTTGCAGCCAATTTTCTCTGCAAAGTTCTTGATAGAGCCAAAAGTAGCTACACCCTTGCTAAATTGGGTTTGTGATGCTGATTCCATGATCTCTCCTTAGTGAATTCTCTACTATTCTACAATAATTCTTGTAGATTCAAGTAGTTATGCCATATTAGGGTTTTCCTTAGAAAAATATTCTACAAAACTGTTTATTTCTCTACAAATTGCTGTATATTCTCTACATCAACCACAAGAAAGGAAACAAAATGAACACAAGAACAGAGTTAGGATTAACTTTTGACTATGCTTTAGTTGAAAAATTTGCAGTCTTGCTTCAAGAAGGCTACAGAAAAGAAGCTGTAGTAGAAAAAATGAATCTTCCTAAAGATTTGTTTGATGCAGTTGTTCAAGCCTATTTTGCTGAAATTAATTAATTACAAAGGAAACAAAATGAAACAATTTCTACAAGGCATCATCTTAGGCTTAATTGCCTTTGGCATCCCTACTCTAGTTTATGCGCTGAAAGTAGGCGCACTATGAAACCAATCAAATCTATCTTTTGGCATATCTTACAAATTGAAATACAAGCTAGAAAGGCAATGAAAAAAAATGGATAACTATGATCGCTGGTTAATGGCAGGCGCAGATAATGGAATGGATGAGCAAGATCGCATAGATGAAGAACAGGCTCGCCTTCTTAAAGAAGAAAATAATCCTGATGATTACAACAACTTCATAGAAGCTATTACTGAAGATTGCCTAGCTCCGCATTGTGATGCGCTAGAAGAAGCTCTACAGCAAGATGATAAGGCTAAGATTGGATTAATTATTAGCGCTGCTGTCTATACCTATTGGGAAAACAAGTCTTTAGAAGAAGCACAATTATCCGAAGAAGGCGGATTTTTAATATGACAAATCAATTTCTAGAATTAGCAAAAGTAGATGTATCTGATCGAGTTAAGCAGAAACAATCTTTTAAATACCTAAGCTGGAGCTATGCAGTCCATGAGCTGCTCAGTAGAGATCCTCAAGCTACTTGGGAATACAAAGAACCAGTAACTTTTCCTGATGGCACTATGATGGTTTTCTGCGCTGTTACAGCCTTTGGTAAAACAATGACTGCACAGATGCCAGTTATCAACCTCAATAAGCCAATAGCTAACCCTAATGCAATGCAAATTAATACCGCTATGCAAAGGGCTTTGACAAAATCAATAGCGCTGCATGGTTTAGCTCTGTATATCTACCAAAATGAGGATCTACCTTTGGAAGATGAGGATGATCTAGAAGAAGCCTTAGAAGGCTATATTGAGAAATTGCAGGCAAGTTCTAGCCCTGCCGAGTTGCGAACTGCCTTCTCTGAAGGATATACCGAACTGAAGAAATTTAAAAGTCTTGCCAAAAAACTTCAAGAAGCATATGAGAGCAAAAAGGTAGAACTGAATGCGACTAGCTGATAACCAACCTGACAATATCTGCCATGATTGCGGAGTGCTTTGGGGTAATGAAAAACCAAAGCACCATCAATGTAGAACTTGGATAGATACTTGTGATGTATGTAAGCAGCTAAGAGCAATAGTAGATGTAAGTGAATGGGGTTACTTAAAACAAGGA